CTAATTTTCATTTCATAACGTGAAATTAAAATTATCCTATTGTTATTATGGCGCACTACTCTCTAATGGAGAATAATGTGTTTAAACGTCATCATACAGTTTCAAAAGTCCAATTACTCAAATTGCAGAAAGTTTTTCCGTCATGGAACTTTGACTTCAGTAGTGGTGGGGAACAACACCCACACCCACTTGGAGCCGCCGAAAGGGCTATATGCGAGGAATTGGTGTATCGCGACATAGGGCGATTGGGTGGTAACTTGGTTATTACTGATATTGGTGGAAATGCTAATAGGCATGCTTCAATGCAACGTAAAAACGTTCATTCATGTAATCCTATACTTTCCAGCGACGATGTATTGCGCCGATCTAACTACCGTGTTGATGCTTCTTATTGTGATAAGAAAGTGCAAGATTGTAAAATAGTGCCAGATGTTTATATGTCTGTTCACTCTCTTTATTATCTATCCCCATATGAAATTTTGGATTTGGTGCATCGAAGCAAGAAGGGTTGTCTTTTTGCTGTTGTTCATCGATTCGATAATTTCTATGGTACTCTCCATGACAATGGTGATTTCATTGAATCTAAATATGAGGTTGAAGATGTCAATGGTTTATTACATGTCAGAATGAATGTTACCGGTAATTTTACTGGTTACACCCATTCTGCCATGCAATGGCTTTGTACTTCCTATTTCCATTCCGGCCGTCGTGCGATGGCATGGAATGGTTATCCTGTTGGAGATTCTTGGATTATAAAATTCGCCGTTGCCCCTCTTGGTTTGCAAAGTGATCTTTACAAACCTTTACCATTACTTACGAGTCTTAACAGAAATGATCATCATGGTCCTGTGAGTGGTGTTTTATCTCCTGGGGATGAAGCCACTTTTAAACCTATGATGGAATTTCTACACTTTCGACAATCCCATATTAAGAGTTTTGGCTCTTATATGTGGATTTCGAGAGGTAAGGCTAAAGCTGTTATGGTCCCAAAAGACCTTGTTCGTTTGGTGGCTGTTGATATGGTTGGGGTGCCGAGAGATAAAGCTGGTTTAAGGTTGTGTATTAATAAGATGAGAGCTAGGGTTAAAAGTTCAAAAATTTCAATTCCTGCCGAGATGAGACTTATTTGTTGTACTTATGGTGCAGCTTTAGCTTTCGTCTTTGGTTTGGAAGATGAAATTTTAGCTTTTAATAAACTCTGTTCACCATCCTATAAAAGATTGTATGCAGCCTTAATACAAGTTATGTCTTTCGAACGTTTTGGGGGTTGTTGTTGTTTTGGCCGAGGTGACTCATGGGTTGATCCGGCCACAGCATTGGTTTATAATGAAGATCGTAGTAGTCTTGCGGGGCCTATGTTTGATGCGAAAAGGGCATGGCCAGAAGGCCTGCCTGGAGTAGAATCAAATATGGAACTTGCTCCTACTAAGGAAAAAGCAGTTATTAAAAATGGTAGTCGTGAATTTATTGATGACAAACCACAGTTTTTTCCCGTAGCAATCACTTTTTCTAATTACTTGCCAGTAGTACCTTATGCATCTCATAATAATGAGACAGTTGCTTGCAATAATCGAGCTATAGTTTCGACACCTAAAGCCGATGCGTCTGCTTGGGCATATGTTCATGCCTGTAGCAGAAATGAATGCAAGGATTTGCCTTTTATTAGTAATGATGATGTTGAAGGAGATTTCGTTGCTTGGAACTCAAAGTTTAAAGATTCGAGGAGGAAGAACCAGTTGAGGGCGTGGGAAGCTCTCAAACGCGATGGGCTAGAACCAAATGATTTGATTCGTAAGTCTTTTGTGAAGCGGGAATTGACTATGAAAGGTGGTGAAGAATTTCAAGATTTTGATCCACGTTTTATTCAAGGCAATACCGATAAACTTAATGTTGCAACTGGTCCTTTTTTTAATCAATTTTCTAAAGCTTTGTGTGCTAAGTGGAACAAAAATTACAAAATCACATATACTTCGGGTTTAACAGGTGAGGAGGTTGGTTCTTGGAGAGATCAATTTTCTGATGATGATGTAACTATTGTGGAAATCGATGAAAGCAGGTTTGATGCTCACCAAGGCATGGATGCTCATATGAATCAACGTATTGCGTTTGAGCATTGTGGCTTGGCTGATTATTTATATGCAATGGATGGCAACAATTCTATGCGTAGAATTCGTGGCTATTCTAGCAAAGGTGTTAAGTATAGTGTTCCTTATACTGTTCCTAGTGGAGATGCTACCACTTCTTGTGGTAATTCATGGACGACAGGCATTAAAGCTTTGAGTTTCATGAATAAATTCTATCCTCTTGAAGAGTGGAAGATGGTTGTCTGTGGTGATGATACATTGATTGTTATTGAAGGACATATGTCTACTGAGACAAAAGTTCATTTAAAAACTGATCTGGTCAAATTTAATTTATCTTTAGGTTTTAAGACTAAGGTTAAGGTGTCTCATTATTGGTCGGATGTTGAATTTTGTTCATCATTGTTTTGGCCTACTGCTGATGGTACTGTCTTAGGTCCAAAGATTGGTAAGAGATTACCAAAAATTGGATTTTCTCTAAGAGATTTGGACTTAGGAGAAGTTAAAGGAATGTTGTTGGGCTTAAATATCGAAGCAGGCCATGTGCCTGTAATTCGATTATATGCCAAACACTGCTTAAAATTTTTGCGACGTACTGAAAAGAAGGAGTACACTGACGATAGATTTTGGAAATCTATGTCACAAAAGAAGCATTTTATGTGTGAAGCAACTGATATATTTTTTATGGAACGATATGGTGTTTGTCCCAAAATCGCTGAGAATATATTAGATAGGTGTTTAACGAATACGAGTTTAACATCATGTGTAGATTATTCATTTATGGATATCTTCACTGGTGCTGACTTATAGTATTTGTGACCTTGTTGCGTTTATGCATATTTACATGGCGGAGACAATGAATGTTATTGAAGAACTCCCGAATTACACCGGACCATACATTTCTGATGGAAAATTTCAGCAGAGTGTTGAGTTCGGTGTTGCAAAACCCAAAGATACGTTGGATTCTTATAGTAGGCTCCATGATTCTGCTTATGCGAAGTGGGATGATAAATTGCATCCAATGGTTGCAGATTCAA